TTCTAGATATTTATCGTTACATTCAACAATATTCAATATATTATATTTTTTAATAATGTATTTTCTAGTTTTATCATAGTATAAACAATTTAGAAAATTTTTAGGTAATACAAAACTGATAATTCCATCTTTATTCAATAGTTTTAATGATTTAATAATAAATAATATAAATATATTTGGTCTTCCATTAAAATAATTATAATATGATTTATCTACAATTGATTTTTTCATTATAAAATAAGGCGGATTACCTATAATTAAATCAAATTTGACATCGAACTCATGATTCAAATAATTATCATTAATTAATGTAATATTATCTGAATTATATTGTTTTATAGATTCAAATATAATTTTGTTTAGTTCTATTCCAGTAATATTGATATTCGAATTTATATTATTAAGTTTTAATATATATTCACATGAACCACAAGATGGTTCTAATATATTTTTTATATTTTTCATAAATGGTTCTAATAATTTAATATTTCTATGAACAGTTTCTGGTGGTGTAAAATAAATACCATTTTTTTTCTTTTCACTTTTATTGATTTTAGTTGTTAGATTTTGTGATAATTTAGAATATTTAAATAATTCAGTATGATCCATGATAACTTTATTATTGATATTAAATATTTTATTTTTAATAATCAATTTTTTATTATATTTAATAATCAATTTTTTATTATTTAAATAATTTAAATTTTTTATTTTTTCATCTACTGTTTTATTAATAGTATTTTGATAAGACATTTTATCAATATCATGGAAGTTATCATTTGATTTTTATAAACTTCTTTTCCATATTGTTTAAAACTCAAATTAGATATTTTCATTATATAGTTAATATCTTAATTTTAGATTATTATAGTTAATATTTTTTATTTTAGATTTATATTTACATGATGAAAATAATAAATATGATTTATGCTATAATTGATAATAATGGTGATATACTAAAATATATGAGACAAAAATAAATTAATTTATTACAATAGCTATTTAAATTTTATTAATTTTGTTAAATGTTCCTCCTCCTAAATTTTTAGAAAGATATACTTTATATTTCGTTTGTTTTTCCAGTTGTTCTTTGTCTGATTTATTTTTTAATACAGAACTCATAAAATTTTTATATACATTTTTTTTTTTATATTTTTTATTTTTTTTCGTTCTCTTTTTAGTAGTAGTTTTTAAATCTTCTTGTTGGTTATTAGTAGAATTAGTAGCATTAGTAGAATTAGTAGCATTAGTAGAATTAGTATCATTAGATTTTGCTGTTTCCATAATCAATTACAATAACTAAATATTTTATTTAATCTAAATAATAAAAAATAAGTTAAATCAAATTTATTTTCTATTTCTATTTCTAACTTTCAAGTGATTTATATTTGGTTTTAAATTTATCATCAATATAAATTTCTCCCTCTTCTGTTATTGTCCCAATTACTATATATTTTTCATTATATATTAAATTCTTATTATAATCATAATATACACAATTTCCACCCACATTATCTCGTAAAAGAGAATCTTTATCAATAGAATCATCTATATTATGGTCATCTATACCGTGTCCATCTATATCGTGGTCATCTATATCGTGTCCATCTATACTATGGTAATCTATATCCTTATCATCTATATCATCTATATCATCGTCATCAATTATAGAGGATTCTATATCCTGGTCATCTATAATAGAATCTATATCAGAATCATTTATATGATGCTCAGTATCTGTTTGAGTTTTTCTAACAATATTTATTAAATTTTTCTTAATATTTTCTTTAGTTTTAGTTTTTTTCAATAAGTTTTTAAAAGTTTTCTTAGTTTTTTTCTTAGGTTCTTTAACAGTTTTTACATTAAGCTTAAGTACAGGTAATTTAGATATTAGATAAAAATTTATTTTTTTTTTTTTATTAAGATATTCAACTATATCTTCGTCAAAATTTGTTGGGTCGTATGTTAAATAACCATTATTATCCAAATTTTCTGTTTTTTTTTTTTTAATAATAATTTTCATTTTAGAAAATGACATAATAAATTAAAAATTATTAAAAATAATTAAATTAACTCAAATTTTTTAAATTATATGATTTATTATATAATTTAAAAATATGTAAATAGATATAATATTCTTTATATTTTAAAAAGCAATCTTACATAACTATCTTGCTTAAATCATTATAAATTTCAGACATTTTAGCTCTATAAATTTCATCCCATTCTCTTTTTTGTGTTTCATATTCTTCTTCTGTAATTTCTTCTAAATTAAATTTCCTTGTTAAATTTGATTTTACTCGTTTAAATGGATATTTTCCTTCTAATTTTGTTATCAAATCATGACAGGATTTACATACAACTTCACATTTATCTATTTCAGATTTGATAATTTCTATTTTAGTACCAGTATTAACCATACAACACACTGAATTTGTTTTATCAAACATACTAATATGGTCTAAATGAAATCTTTCACCTTGGTTTTTTTTATATTTTTTACATACATGACATTGTAGTTTTTTATAATTTACAATCTTTTCCCATAAATTTTCTCTTATGATACGTTTATCTTGACAAGCCCAACATGTATCACATATTTCTTTATTATTCCATAATTTTACTGAATTTAAACTTGCCTTATATATTTTTTTAGCACATTCATCGCAATTTATAAATTCAATTCCTTTTACAAAATCATCTAAATTAAACGGTCTTTCTAACAATTTAATAGGATCTATTTTCCAATATAGGTTTTTTATCATTGGGACAGTTTCATTCAATATTTCAGCCAATTTATTAAATATATCTTCATTATCATTACTGATATCCTTGGTTATACAATACTCTAAAATCTTACCAGTAATGTAATTATTTGTCTTAATATTAATTGGACATTTTCGTGATTTTTGATAATGATTCCCCAAAATCATACAATTTTTACAAAATTTTTTTTTTAACATTTCATTAAATACATTTTTCATTTGTTCAAAATATTTATAATCTACTATATTATAATTAACATATTGGGGATATTTTTTCATTAGATAATTTGTACATTTTTCAATATATATACTTTTATTATCATCTGATTTATTTATTTTTTCAATAATTTTTACAGCTGATTTAGTATTATTTTTAATAATTTTATATTTAGATGATACAAATGGGTATTTAATAGTGTCAATTGTAATTAATTCTTCTAGCGATAACGATTTAATAAGTTTTTCCATTTTATTTCAAAATAAATTTTTAAAATATATTAATTCAAATTTTATATTATGATTTATGATTTATAGATTTATAGATTTATAGAAATATACATATAAAATTAAAATTAGTAAAAAATAAAATATGACTCAGCAAATTCAATATAACTTTTCATGGATAAATGCGCAATATTCATATGAAGATACTGATGATGAATTTTATACTAATATTTTTAAACAATGGGAAACTGAATTTCCGAATTGCCCTTTTAACATATCATTGCCTAATCATTATTTAGAGTATTTAGATGAACCATTTACAACTGAACCAATTATAATTATTAAAGACGATAGAGCGGAGTGGTTTTATAATAGAAATTGGATTTCTAAAAATAAATTACAATATTTAACAGGATATACTATTATTAAACAATATCATAATAATCCAATAACTATAAGGAGGATTTTAAATAAATTAATTCAAGATAAACACTATAGTCGTCCCGAAATTCAACACCAAGACCATCGTTTTTTAGAAGGGTTTGATAAGAATAATGAAAATATGTATAGTTTAAGTTTTGGTTCTTAAACTGTCTTAATAGTATTCTGTACAATGTTCCATATATAATAAATGCTTGTGGGTTTTTCTATCTTGAAATATATTTGAACAATAATATTTAATTATATACGGCATTTGGATAACTAGATAATAAATAATCAACTAATGGCGAATCTTGATTACTTTCAAATCGTCTATGTTCAGTGTTTAGGGGATCTCTAAATATAACAATATGTAACGTTCCATCTGATATTAGTTTTGCAAGTTCTTCACTAATCATAGGTCTGTTGGTATTAAAATTAGGCACTCGTCTATCAAAATAATTATTATTTTGTATTGTCCATGGGATATAGACAAGACCTTCTGTATATTGCCTTAAATGTAATCCAGTAGCTTCTCTAATCCATCTAGTTGGGTCATCTGTATCGTTTTCAAAATCTACACCGCTTTTTTCTTTAAATTCTTTTTTAAATCTATCATATGAACATCTTAAATCATTAGTTTCTAATTCATGTATATTAAACAAACTAATAGGATAAAATTTTACCCCTCCTCCAAAAGGTATAAATGCTATTTTAAATTGTTGATAATCCAACATAGAATTGTGATTATCATCTGTTTTACCCAGAATGTTTTTAATAATAGGTTTTAATAATTTAAAAATTCTTGCAAAACATATATTAGACCAATCGACATTATGAATAGTTTTAATTAAACGTTCTTTTATAAATTTTGTTTTGGATTGTTCATTATTACTATCATATGTTTTCCGCGGACCTTCCCAATTGCGTCTTAATGACATTACATTAACTTTTGTACGTAAATTGTTTTTCATATTAGGAGAATCATAATATATTTTAATATTCGATTTAATACCATTATGATTCTCCATAAAAATATCTATATCTTGCATAAATTTACCATTATGTTCTGTATAAAATCCAAGTGTATTATTAAAATCTTGTTTAACTTTTCGGGTTAAATGTTTTATTTTCGATATTCTATATTTATTTCCAATTTTTTTATCTATATCAATTTTTGTAATAATGTGATTTGGTAAATTAATATAAAATTTATCCCAAAGATCAATAAAGCTATCATAATTTATAAATTTATCATTATATAATGTAACAAGTATTTTTGCAATAAATATTAAATTATATTTATTAATTTTTTCCCATTTATAGTATAATAATGGATTATCTCTTATGTTAAATCTATCTATAAATGTAACTAAGTTTGAACCAACTACAATGCGGTTATTTATATATTGAGTATTATTATTATAGTTAATAAAGGAAAAGTCAGTGGTACCGGGTACCACTTCGTGAATACTAGCTTTAATTTGTTGTAACTTTTGTGATAATTTTTCTGTAGTATATATACGCTCACTTTTTTTAGTTCTATTTTTCCTTATTACATTTCTTATTTTAGAAAAATAGTTTTTTGGATAAAATTTAATAAGATTATTCCATACAATTTTTATAATTTTATTTAATTTTTTATCTCTAAGTTGTAAATAAAATAATGTAGAAATTAAATATAATTTAGATTTCCAATATTCTAGCAGTTTATCTTTATCATCATTATATATGTTTTCATAATTAAGACGAATTAAACCATCTTCTGTAAAATTTCCATCATTATCGAAATATAAAAATACTTCTTCTAATTCTCTTCTTGTTATGCCATATATATATATTTTATCATCAACATCATCATCATCAACATCATCATCATTGTATTCTTTAGTTTGTATATTTATTAGATTAAATATTTTAACAAATTTTTTAGATAAATTTTTTATAAGAATTTGGTCATGTGTTACTATTTTATATTCTTTGTTATTTAAATTAGCTCCACCATATTTTTTATATGTTTCTACATATTTTTTTAAAATACTTATACCATTATTCGAAAATATATTAAATTTTTTTTTTGTATTATTATCTATAATATAATTATATTGACTCATAT